TTGGGACTGATCTGGGTGGGGTCGGGGCCGTGGTACTACATGCGGTGAGGTGATGCGGATGGAACTGGAGCAAAGGGTGACTCGACTCGAAGAGCGGACTGTGGCGGTGGAAAGGGATATCAAGGAGATCAAATCGCAGCTTAACGAAACCGCCAAGAAGTCGGACGTGGAGCGGCTGGAGAGGACACTCAATGAACGGGACGCCAACTACACCAGGCACCTGTGGAAGCTCATCTTCATTTTAATCGCCGTATTCACAGCCATCACCTTGGCGGCCGTGGGACTGAGCGTGACGGACGTATCCTTGCCTAATGTACTGGGGGGTAGTTGATGGTCCTGTGTCCCGAATGTGGAGCTATTTTATATGTGCATGGCCGCTGCTGGGTATGTCACCGCTGCGGTGTAGAGGGTTGTGGACTAGCAGGATTGGAGGAGGCTAAACATGCTGAAGCACAATCTGAAAGACCAATTGATTCTTCACGAAGGGCTAAAATTAAGACCTTACAAGTGCCCAGCTAATAAATGGACGATAGGGGTTGGGCGGAACTTGGAGGACGTAGGGCTTTCCGGGAATGAACAACTCAAGCTTTTCGGAACTTGTGGCTTAAATCGGAAAGAGGTCATTGATAGGCTTTTAGACCGCGGAATTAGTGAAGAGGAGGCATTGTTCCTACTTGACAATGATATCAAAAAATGCGCAGCTGATGTTAAAAGGTTTCCTTGGTTTGAATCCCTAGACCCGGTTAGGCAAAAGGTGATCATTGATATGCGATTCAATTTGGGTCTTGCTGGATTAATGGGATTTAAGAGGATGATTTCGGCTTTAGAGCGAGGTGATTATGACAGGGCTGGGGAGGAAATGAAAGATTCAAAATGGTACTCTCAAGTAGGCATTAGGGGCAGAAGGTTAGTGAAGATGATGAAAACAGGCGAAGATTACGTCTAGTAATGGAAAGGAGGCGAGAAGATGAGTTTTCTAAAAGTGTTGAACCTTTTGGTGACGGCGGCAGGGTTCATTATTCCATTAGCCCTACTGCTTGAGGCAGAGGAGCTGCCGGGTGAAGAAAAGAAAAAAGCCGTGCTCGCACAACTGAAAGCACAGCTTGATAGTCTGGGGCTGGAATTTCCTCAATGGCTCCAAAAATTCATCGACCCGATTTTGGGTCTACTGATTGACGCGGTTGTGTTCTGGCTCAACAAGATAGGTTTTTTCGAGCATGGCGGCGAATCCTCCAAGGGTTAAACGAGTACAAATTTGAGTTTGGGGGCAGGGATTGGACGCCCGAACAATATTATAGATATGGACTGTCCCTTGTGCGTAGTGAGCTGCAATGGGCAGAATCCGATAAAAAATTATTAGAGCGGGTGAGAACCGATCCTCTGCCCCCACTTATAATCGACGGGAAACGTTGGGATGAATGGGAGCCAAAAATCAATAAATAAATCAGGGGGGAGCAATTCCCTCTGATTTTTTTTCATTTTTTTTTTGAAAAAAGGCTTGACTTTTCAGCTCTCATACTATATAATTATAATTGAAGGTAGGGAATAAAAAAAACAGGAAAACAAGGAGGAAATGAAAAATGGCAAAGCTACAACTTGAGGTTTTCAATTACACGAAGTACGAGGATGCGACTTGCAGCAAGTGTGGAAAGGCTTTGAGACATTGCTTCGTAGTGGCGAGTGTCGATGATGAGGATGGTTACGAGTGGCGGATGTTCGACGAGCAGTGCTGGAACGAAATCAAGCACCTGTCCCCAGAGGAAATTTATCAGACTTACGAGCCCGCAGGTTACATGTAAACGGTTGGGAGCCAAAAATCAATAAATAAATTAGGGGGGAGCAATTCCCCCTAATTTTTTTTATTTTTTTTGAAAAAAGGTTTGACATTCTCCCGAACATGGTATATAATTATAATTGAAGATAAGGAAACACAAAGCCGGTTTAAAGCCCGGCAAAACAAAAACCACAAAAAGGAGAAAACAAAATGAAAAAAACAATTAAAGGCGTTACACTAACAATTAACAAAAACACAATTACCTGCGAATGCAGGGATGGGCACAAAGTGACCTACCCACTAAACTCTTTTTACCCTAACGGGGACCATCACATTTTGGATGCTGTTTGGTACTTTTTACCTAAAGACAACATACAACGATTAACCTCTTACAAAATTGCTGAAGAGTGGTTAAACGCCCAGTTAAAGCAGATGGGCAACTCCTTCAGCCAAACTCAACCAACGTTTAAGCCCGCAACAAACTACCCAAACCGATATATTGCGAACAAAAATTGCCCTGAGTGCGGCAATAACGCTTATAAATATTGTCCCCCATACCCAACTCAAACCACTGAATATTACGAATGCATGGGTTGCGGGCATGTGGTTATGGTTAGCCCCAACTCATCTCATTAAACAAAAAACAGCCCTCGCAAGAGGGCTTATTTTTTTTCTAAAAAGGTCGAAAAAAAAGCTTGATATTCTCCTGTACATAGTATATAATTATAAGTAGAAAGAGAGAACAGAAAAACAAGGAGGAAAAGGAACAATGAAAAACAGGGAATTGTTTAAAATGTGGCTGTGGGAACTAAGGGAATCTGGCGAGGTCGGGTTAGAGGAAAATCTGGCAAAAGAGTTTAGAGATTATCTAGATAAAATTCAATTTCCATACTATGTTGAATGGGAAACCAGTACCGACTTAAACGGACATAGAGAAGATATTTGCTATATACAGATAAAGGAGGGCTAGGCATGACAATCAAAATCAGAGTTGCTGAAGCAAAAAAGGTAAACGGGTTTGAAAGCCTTTTCATTAGCTTTCCTTACGACCAAGAGTTAGTCGACCTAATGAGGGAACAACCTAACCGCTTCTGGCATAAAGAATCTAAGGAGTGGGAAGTACCTGCCAACAGGCTTCCCTCCCTTCTTCCCTTATTTGGGAACAGGTATATCGTGATTGAAGGCCTGGCCAAAGGTAAGCAAAAGACTGTTAGCTTGCCAGACGGTTTCACCTTCAAAACGGAGCCTTACTCCTACCAAAGGGAAGGGGTAGAGTATGGATTAAACAAGCCCTTTTTCATTTTGGGAGATGAACAGGGCTTAGGAAAGACAAAACAAGTTATTGACTTGGCAATTGCCAGAAGGATGCAGAAACCTTTTACTCACACCCTCATTATTTGTGGGGTAAACGGGTTGAAGTGGAATTGGCGGGCGGAAATTGCGAAACACTCCAATGAAACAGGTTATATTTTAGGTACAAGGTACCGCAAAAGAAGTGGTCGGGAGTATGATGGAGGCAATCAAGCTAAGTTAGAAGATCTTAACAACCTACCTAAAGACTTTTTCCTAATTACCAACATGGAGAGTCTGCGAAGCAAGGAAATTGTAGACAAAATCGCTCAACTTGCCGAACAAGGTGTAATTGGAATGATTGCCTTCGATGAGATTCACAAGGCAAAAAACCCCAACAGTCAGCAAGGCAAAGGTCTTTTGAAAATCAAGGCAGACATAATGGTTGCCATGTCAGGAACTCCTTTAATGAACAGTCCCCTTGACCTGTATGTACCCTTAAAATGGCTTGGATATGAAAAACACAACTTCTACCAATTTAAAAATCGCTACGCTATTATGGGTGGCTATGGAGGGTATCAGGTAGTAGGGTATAAGAATTTAGCTGAGTTGCAAAGCGTTTTGGATTCAATCATGATCCGTAGGTTAAAGAAAGATGTATTAGACCTTCCGGAAAAAGTGTATATTACTGAATATGTGGAAATGGGCGAGGCTCAGGAGAAAATCTATGATGAGGTTTTAGCAGCCGTACGAAAGAACATTGACAAAATTGCGCTAAGTCCGAACCCTTTAGCCCAACTTATCAGACTGCGACAAGCTACAGGCTACACAGGTATCCTAAGCAGTGATATTCAAGAGAGTGCAAAACTCGACCGGCTAGAAGAGCTTGTTGAGGACGTAGTGGAAAGTGGGGATAAGGTTATCATCTTTAGCAACTGGACGGAGATGATCGCCCCAGCATTTGAAAGGCTAAAAAAGTACAATCCAGCCGTTATCACAGGAGAAACCAAGGATAGAGTTGCAGAGCAGAATAAATTTATGAACGACGATTCGTGCAAAGTGATCATGGGCACAACAGGAGCCATGGGCACAGGGTTAACCCTCACCGCGGGGTCAACAGTGATATTCTTAGATAGCCCCTGGAACCGGGCAAACAAGGAACAGGCAGAAGACCGGGCACACAGAATTGGCACTAAGTCAAATGTAACAATTATTACCCTAGTAACCAAGGGCGCGATTGATGAAAGAATTGAGGAACTGATTTATCAAAAAGGGGTCATGGCCGATTTATTAGTAGATGGTAAGTTACCAGACACGAACAAACGGGAAATACTTGAATATTTACTCAGCTAAAGGAGGAGCAAAATGAGAAAACGGAATTTAATTGTGGCGCTGTTCGCTATAATCTTATTAAGTACATCGTTTCTAAGGAGCGAAAAAGTTGATTCGACTATTTTCTCAAGAACTGTTTTTACTCCGCAAATTGAGTCAGAATTTGTTGAAATTGAATACATTGTACACACTGAATTAGACCTACCAGAAGAAGCGGATGGCAAATTCAAAACTTACATGGATTATCGCAAAATCACCGATAAAAACTCTAAGCAATGGAAGCTACAAGAACAGGCATGGACAGAGGGAAGGGGGTTCAGAAAAATTGGTGAACATTTCTTAGTCGCAGTGGGTACTTTTTATGCAGACGAGGTAGGTAAGGAATTGCTCATTGAGTTTGAGGATGGGCAACGAATTAAGGCCATTGTGGGAGATATCAAGCAAGATAGACACACAGATCCTACGAACAGATATGTTCCTATTAACGGGAACATTGTGGAATTCATAGTTGATATCGAAAAACTAGATCCAGAAGTGATTAGGCGCGGCGATGTGAGTTGGTTAGGTTTGAATGGTAGGATTAAATCAATATGGGGGGTAGAAAGGTATGCAAGAAAAATGGTTATCCGTTAATAAGGTGGCGCAGGAGTTGGATGTATCTCCACTGACAATTAGTAACTGGTATGGATGGTATAATGCTGAGGATTCGGAGATTCCGGAGGATTGCCCAGGATTACCTCCATTTATAAGGCGTGGAAGGGGAGGTAAAAGAATGTGGAAAGAAGAAGATGTTGAGCAGTTAAAAGCTTTTCAGGCTTGGATCCCTAGAGGTAATAAGGGGGTTATGGGTAATTGGAACTATCGCAGAAAGCGTATTCCACGAGATGAATGGGAAAAAAGGTCTAAAAAATGATTAAGAACCCTTTTAGGCTTTTGTTCCGATCTCTATATAATAATTAAAGGAGGTTTTGCTAAATGTCTAAATTGGACGACCTGATTCCACTGTATTATGAGCATAACGAGCTTGTAAAAAAACACAAGAAGGTTGCGGACAAGGCTAATAAGGAAATTAAAAAAATTATGGCGGAACAGGGTATCACAGAATTTGCTACTCATGGATTGGTTGCCAAGGTTTCTGTATCAGAACGAGTTGACCTTATGGAAGATGTTTTGATAGAGAAGATCAAAGAACTTGGAATCAAGGGCATTATTAAGACTAGGGAATATATTGACATGGATGCCTTGGAAACAGCCCTTTACAATGGGCTTATTAACCCAGCTATGTTAGCTCAAGCCCAAATTAAAAAAGAAGTTGTTACTCTACGAATCAGGCAAGAAAAGGAGGAGGATTAATATGAAGCCTGATGCTGTCTCTAGTAGAATACGGGAACTTGTTGAAAAATGGTTTGCGGGAGAGTTATCTGATAAAAGGTTTGCAGAAATGATTGCAGGGTTACTCAATGCGGAGGATGTGAAGAAGGAGAAGGAATAATGTCAGAAATTAAAGGTAAAACAGTATTTATTGAGGCGCATAGTAGGGTTAGTGTTAAAATCAAAGAGAGCTTCTATACCTTTGAGTTTGTGGAAAGAAGAGAAGTTCCAGAGGACGCTAACCTACCAGCGGAGCGTGAGGCTTTATGGAGCGATGTTCATGGAGAAGTGGACAAACAGGTTGAGGATATAGTAAAGGCGATGCAAAGGTAGTGAATAAAGGGGTGGTAGAAAAATTCCACCCTTTTTAGTACTCACCCTTGATTTTTGTCTGATTTTATTATATAATAATATTATAAATACTTATGAAAGCGAGGGATAAAAATGAAAGATTACTATACCCTGCAAGAGGTTGCGAAATTGGCTAACAGGGTTCCTCAAACAATTTACCTGCATATGAAGCAGGGTAAAATTAGGGGAACTAAAAAGGGTTGGTATTGGCGATTTTCTAAGGAAGAGGTACACCAATATTTAGTTGCTATTGGGGAGGTAGATTCTTATGAAAATGGTCAATGAAACGGTTTTTATTCGGTCTCCTAAAAGGCATAACTACTCTATCATTGATAATACATGCCTTCGTGATCCTAACCTGAGTTGGAAGGCGAAAGGATTGTTTGCGTACCTACTATCACTTCCCGATGATTGGCAAATATACCAAAAAGACTTAGTTAATAGGGCAACTGACGGTGATACAAGTTTGAGAAGTGGGATTATAGAATTAGAAAAAGCTGGGTATCTAAAAAGGGAAAGACAACGAAATGAATCTGGACAGGTCAAAGGGATGATATATCACATTATAGAAAACCCAAATCAGCAGGAATACCTCATTAATATTGCATCTGAGCCTAAATGGGAAAACCCCATACAGGCAAACCCCAATCAGGAAAACCACATCCTAATAAATACTGATAAACCAAATACTAAAGAACAAAAAACTAATATAAAAGAGGGGGGACAGGTCCCCCCCTCAGAAACTAAATCTGATTCAACCTCTTTAGCTAAACAGACTACACTTTTAGATAAAAAAGAAACTAAAAAACAAAAGAAGGCTAGAGAGATAGGAAAGATGAGGAATATGATTTTAGCTTTCACCACCAATCAAGAGGTACGGAAGGCACTCACAGATTACCTTAATTTTAGAGTAGGTAGGGGACTTACCTTAAAACAATGGGAGTTGATTCTTAGTGATCTTAGAGAGTATGCGGGAACAAGTGCATCCTTAGCTATTGAAAAGATTAATCATGCTTTAGCAGGTGGGTACATGACAATTATTGCTAGTTGGGAAAAGGATAAAAAAGCAGGTCGAGGTAAAAATACCTTTGATAATACGGCTGGACATGAGATTGAAGATGTAGGCTTGTCAGATGAGGAGCGGTTTGCAAAGATTGAGGCCAATTTAGTCAGGGATAAAAATGGGAATCCAATAGTATTTTAGAAAGGAGGTGGTGCTATGAAAGAAAACAAAAGGGAAGCAAAGCACTGGCAGATATGTTCTAGGCTTACAAAGATTTATAGGGATAAAAATAGCGATTATGGGAATTCATTTGTGAAAGTGAGAGAGGAATTCCCTAACGCGATTTTAATTCGCTTATCAGATAAATTAAACAGGCTAAAAACTTTATATAGTTGCATAGAGCCGATGGTGCAGAATGAAAGTATTATTGACACCTTATTAGACCTTGCCAATTATTGCATTATGGAGATCATCGAAATTGAAATGTCAATGGAGGAGTGAGAATCCATTTGAATGCAGATAAATATCAAGAATTAGCCATGAGGACAAGAAATAGCCCTACCAGGACAACAGCTTTAATTACTGGCGCACTTGGATTGACCGGGGAAGCTGGGGAAGTTGCTGACCATATCAAAAAATGGTATGACCAGGGTCATGAACTACAGATCGACAAAGTTATTAATGAACTAGGCGATGTCTGCTGGTATGTGGCTTTAATGGCGACTGCGCTTGATGTTTCACTTAGTCAAGTATTAGAGCAGAACATTGAGAAATTACGAAAAAGGTTCCCCAACGGTTTTGAGGTTGAAAGGAGTGTGAATCGTGAGGATAATTAAGTCTAGACTTCGAGAATTGCAAGAATTATTACCTGCGATTTTTGATGATATAGGTTTATAAACTACCAACATTTTCTATATAATAGTCGAACGAGATAGCAGTTTGAACACGTAGGCAAGGAGGCTGGGTAATGGAACACTTGAAAAGTATGGTTTTGGGATTGATTCCAGATAAGAGGGCAGAAGCAATTCAAAGCAAGGAGTTGCAAACCTTCACGGGCCTTTCATTTCGTAAATTAAAGGAGGTGATTACCGAATTACGGAAGGAGCATCCTATATGCTCAAAAGAAATAGATGGGGGCGGTTATTGGATAGCAGAAAATGAGAATGATATTAGAGAGTTCATTATGATGATCGCAAAGAGGCGGAACGGGTATACCCAAACAATTAACCGCATGCAGAGGCATTTAGATGATATGTAATGGGAGAGTCCAGGATGGATTATAGGTACGAGTTCAGGCAGGAGGATTGTTGGTATAAAGAGACATGCGGACTGTATCTTGGGGATAGGTGCAACGCCTCCTGCCTTCGTTACATGGAAATGGATTTTTTGATGCAGACCAGTGGTATTCCCAAGAATAGGCAGTACTCGAACCCCTTATCACCAGACCCGCAGGATTTGCAAGCCTTTTTGCGATTAGACGAAATTCGCCAGAACATACTAGAGTTTGTACAAACAGGGGCGAGTTTATACCTCTACAGCAAAAACTTTGGTAACGGTAAAACAACTTGGGCAATTAAGCTAATGCAGAAGTATTTTGATTTAATTTGGGCGGGCAATGGGTTTAGGTGGCGGGGGATTTTTTTACACGTCCCAACGTTTCTTACAAAAATAAAGGAGAACATCGACCGAAAAGATGAAAGGTTTCAAGAGGTTAGGACAAGGCTTGGAACGGTTGATTTGGTTATCTGGGACGATATAGCTTCTGTCAAGTTATCCGATTTTGACCATACGAATTTACTTTCCTATATAGACCAGCGAAGTTTAAACGCCTATTCCAATATTTACACAGGAAACCTTGAGGGCAGCGAATTACGGGAGGCGTTGGGAAACAGGCTTTACAGCAGGGTGTGGAACGAATCGGTGAAAATAAAGCTAGTCGGTCCGGATAGGAGGGGAAGCAGATGGTAACCCTCCAAATACTGAACAAGATTTTAGATACTGGAGACATGGACCTAATTTTAAAAAACGGCCTTACGGTTGATTACTTTATCGGCTATGAGGATGAATTTACTTTTATCGTCGACCATTATGCAAAGTATGGCAAGGTTCCAGACAAAGCCAGTTTTTTAGATAAGTTCCGAGACTTTGCGTTGGTTGAGGTCAAAGAGCCGGACAAATATTTGCTAGAAACCCTTTATGAAGAATATTTGTATTACCAATCTGTCGAGGTAGTGCAGGAAGTAGCTAGGCTACTAAAAACGGATTCTAGAGTTGCGGTTGAGTATTTACAGAGTCAGTTACCCAGATTGCAGGCAAAAACAGTCACAGATGGTACGGATATTATTGCAGAGGCGAGCAAAAGGCTTGAAACCTACAAAGAGAAGTTAAAAGGGGAAAAGCCTTGGTATATTCCAACAGGGCTGGAAGAATTGGATGAGATCTTACATGGTTGGGCAAGAGGAGAAGAATTTGTCGTTATCTTTGCAAGAACTGGGCAGGGAAAGTCGTGGTTTTTAGTGAAAACGGCTGCTCATGCCTGGCAGGTGGGGTACAGGGTAGGCTACATAAGCCCAGAAATGTCCCCTGATAAAATTGGTTATAGGTTTGATACGGTAAATAAACATTTCTCCAACCGAAACCTTGTGTGGGGGAGGGAGGAAGAAGGATATGAGCAGTACATTGCGGAACTTAGTGGAAAACCCTTTATTGTAGCCACTCCGCAGGATTTCCAGAAAAAAATCACTGTTAGTAAATTGAAACATTTTTGCCAGTCTCACAAATTAGATATTCTGGCAATTGATGGCATAACATACCTAACTGATGAACGATACAAGAAGGGCGACAGCAAGGCAACCACATTGACAAATATCAGTGAGGATTTGCATGGTTTAAGTTTGGAGTTAGGTATTCCTGTTTTGGTTGCGGTACAATCCAACCGAGGAGGGGTAAGAGACAAAGATGAGGATGGAACTCCGGAATTAGAAAATATTAGAGATTCGGACGGGATTGCTCAAAACGCAACCAAGGTGATTGCTTTAAGGCAAACAGGAGCAGGTTTGGAGTTTGGCATTAAGAAGCATAGGGATGGGGAAATGGGTGGTAGATTATTGTATTATTGGGATATAGATAGAGGCGAATTTATCTATATTCCATCCGAAGGAGATTCAGTTATGCCTGTAAAAAGGCAGGCGGAGGTTGAACGTATTAAAAGCAGTTTTAATGACGGCGCGGAGGTGTTCTGATGTTCCGGGTGGGGAACATACCCATTCTTGCAAGTGAAATGGAAGTTTTGCTGAAGTTAAAGCAGCAGCTTGAATGGGCAGGCATTTCCTTGTTTGCTAAATTTAAGCGAAGCGGGGCGAATATACAATTCAACTGTCCTATCCATGCCGGAGGACAAGAACAAAGACCCTCCTGCGGAATATCCATAGAAGGAGGTGAGGCTCCTCCCGGGCTAGTTCATTGCTTTACCTGCGGTTATACCGCCACTTTAGAGGAAATGATCAGTCATTGTTTTGGCTATGATGATATGGGAAGGTTTGGGCGGGATTGGTTAATAAAGAATTTTGTAACGGTCGCTGTTGAAAACAGGGAAGATTTACAGTTAGATTTGGGAAGAACCAAGCCAGGGGTTGAAATTGAATATGTATCTGAGAAAGAGCTGGAATCTTACCGGTTCTATCATCCATACATGTGGCAACGGGGTTTTACTCCAGAGGTTGTAGAGTTATTTGATGTAGGGTACGATAAGAAAACAAATAGTTTGACATTCCCGGTGAGGGATAGTTTGGGAAGAACCTTATTTGTTGGTAGGCGAAGGGTAGATCGAAAGTTTTTTCATTATCCGAAAGGGGTGAGTAAACCTGTTTATGGAGTATATGAAATACCGAAAGATGTTACAGAGGTTATAATATGTGAATCTTTTATTGATGCTCTTACCTGTTATGTTTATGGAAAACCTGCCTTTGCCCTGCTGGGAACAGGGAATAGACTGCAGTACGACCACCTAATGCGATTACCTTATAGGAAGTATATACTAGCATTTGATGGCGATGATGCGGGCAGAAGGGCGGATGAGCGGTTCCGACAAAATGTAAAAGGGAAAATCATCACAACTTTAGAGCTGCCAGAGGGAAAGGATGTTAACGACCTAAGTCTGGAAGAGTTTCAAAACCTAAAAGAATATTTTTAGATCAAGAAGGATTTTAAGGGATTATATATAATTATAGAAACAGGAGCAAATACAAAAAGTTATTTCAAGGAGGAAACGGAAATGCAGGAAACTTACAAGATGTTGGTGGGATTGACGCAAGATAAATACAAGGATTTATCAATGGAGCAATTAGCTCTTGAGTATCAAAAGGAGTTGAATCCATCTATTCTGGCAGAATCTTTTGTGCGTAATTACAATTTTATTTTTCGGATAGCTTCTGGGTATTACGGGCTAACAGAGCAAGATATTGCAAGTTACGCCTTAGAGCGCCTCGATTTTTGTCTACAAACATTCAAGCAGGGTAATGGTTTTTTGACCTATTATGGCACTGTTTTGAAAAACAAATTTAGAGAAGAGACCCAGTATCTGAATACCCATAAAAGGAAAGCCATATTTCACTCCTCCAGTTATGAGGTTATGGTGGACAATGGGTTTGACCTTGCGGCTAGTGCCCAAGGCAATGAAATGGCCGAGTTAATAGAGGATTTGCGGGAGTATGGGCTAGATGACCGGGAAATTGAGTACTGCTTTTACCTGCTGATGGGTGAATCCAACGCAGAGATAGCCAAAAACATGGGTTGTACTATAATGACCCTTTGCAATATGAGAAAAAGAATGAGGATTAAACTGAGAAATTTTGCTTTAGCTTTAGGATTCTAGGATAATTTATATATAATAGTTGAAGGCGGGGGAGGAGAACTATATTTGAGAAAGTGGTTGAAAAACTTGCAGAAGAAGTTAGCTATTTGGTATTTTAGAAAGGCGTTTAGCCTTAAAAAACATACAGAGAAAAAGGAGGACAAAACAAATGCCAGTAAAATTTAAGATGAACGAAGCGGAGCATTACGGTGGGCGAGGTGCAGGCAGTTTCTTTCAGTTAAAAAATGACAAAGACACCGCGCGGGTCAGATTCATGTATAATGGGATTGACGATATTTACGGATATGCGGTGCATCAGGTAATGGTGGACGGTAAGCAAAGGTATGTGGCCTGCTTGCGGGAATACACTCAACCTATTGATGATTGTCCGTTTTGTGCGGCAAAGATACCTGTACGGGCAAGGCTTTTCTTATTCCTCTATGATGTTGACACAGATGAAGTTAAGGTTTGGGAGCGAGGAAGATCCTTCTTTTCTAAGATGGCAAGCCTTGCTAGTAGGTATAATCCATTAGTAAGCACAGTTTTTGAGATTGAACGTAATGGGAAACCTGGAGATACCAACACCACTTACGAAACCTATCATATTTCAACCGACGACACAAGGATAGAAGACCTTCCAGAAATTCCAGATATTGTTGGTACTATAATCTTGCAGAAAGAATTTGAAGATATGGTCTTTTATTTAGACAATGGATACTTCCCAGATGAGGGAGTAGTTGCTCGACCACAGAGAGGTGGAGCGCAACGATCGGCTTCAGATAACCAATCCTACCCAATCGGAAGAAGAACCCCTGCAAACGCTCCTACAAGGGGAAGAAGAACTCCAGCTGCTCCACAGGACGTGTTTTAGATGAAGGGATTGTTTCAACTCCCGCCAAGGGCAACCAAGGCGGGAGACCTATCTTTAGTTAATAAGTTAGCCAAATCCGCCCCTGCAAGTAGGGGGGTAGCGGTCAGGCAGGGCAAAGGTATTATGGAGCGAATACCTTCAATTAGGGCTGTGGCTAATCGTTATCTGGGGCAGTATGCGGACATTTACAGGGTTATTCAAGATGAAAAGGAATTAGAAGATTATATCACTAAGGCGATTGAGGATGGGGAACTTGCCATCGATACGGAAACTAATGGACTTGATTTTGGGGACATGGTTATTGTGGGGTTATGCCTATATTCCCCCAGCCAGACAGGGGTTTATGTTCCCCTAAATCATGTAAGCTATATTACTATGACAAAGTTAGATGGACAGCTTTCAGAGCAGTTTGTTGCGGAGCAGTTGGCAAGGCTTAAAGATACGAAGCTTATATTCTTTAATGCAAAATTCGACATCAGAGTAATCAACCAGACTTTGGGCGTGGAGCTAATCCCATATTGGGATGGGTATATAGGCGCTAGATTGCTAAATGAGAACGAGCCTGATAATGGGTTGAAAGCTTTGCATAATAAGTATGTTCTAAAGGGAAAGGGTGAATCTTTTGATTATGGGTCGATATTTAAAGGTATCCCTTTTTCGCATATACCCATCAACATCGCCTATTTGTATGCCGCTCACGACCCGGTAATTACTTATGAGTTATACAAGTTTCAAGAACCTTTTTTAACAAAAGATCATCCGACCTGCATTGAGAGGGATTTGCAAGGGGTGGCCTACGTGTTTAGGGAAATCGAAATGCCCCTTATTAATATTGTTGCCCAGATGGAAGACACTGGGATTGCCTTAGATTTGGAGTATGCCAAAGGTTTGGAAGAAAAGTATGGGCAGGAATTGGAGAAAGTTGAGCAGGAATTTTTTGAGGAATTGGCTCAATATAAGGATGTTATTGACCAATACAGAAAACAGATGGGCCCTGCCTGCAAGTTGGATGAAAGAATAAACCTCAATAGTCCAACCCAGCTTGCAATATTGCTCTACGATGTTTTAGGTATAACTCCCGTCGACAAAAAAAGTCCAAGGGGAACAGGTGAGGACATACTAGAAAAAATCAATATTCCTCTAACCCGCATTCTTTTGGAATATAGGCGGCTACAAAAACTAATGTCAACCTATATCACAAAACTACCAGTAAGCCTAAATCCCAGAACAGGTAGACTTCATGCAAGTTTTAACCAGGTGGGAACGGACACGGGTCGGTTTAGTAGCGCAGACCCAAACATGCAAAATATACCGGCCAGGAACAAGGATATTAGGCAGATGTTTGTTGCTTCCCCTGGGTATTGTCT